TAAACTTTTATGCGCCTCTAAATGTGCTTGGTGGTTTTGTTCTGGAAATGCTTGAGCTGGTTGACCTAGTAATAAACCAGCGTTTTCTTGCCCTGCATCTACTGGTTTTGGTGTCATGTCTGGTGGAGGTTGTAACAAAGAATCCACATTATCTACACCTAAAGCGGCATACATGCGTTTATAGGCCTCATATATACCCATAGGACCATGTATTTCTGGATTTGATTGCACCATTTGCAACAATTCCTGTGCTAACGTAACTCTTTGACTTTGCGAAAATATATTAGGATCCGACACTGGAATGATGTCAACACGATCATCAAAGTCTATTTGTTTTACCTCTTGCGGGCCAGAGCCAACTTGATAATTGTAAACTGGTGGCAAATATTCACTAAAAACCTTTGCAAGCAACCCAAACTCTATTCTTTGTGCGTAATGCAATCTTTTGTGTATCGCACTCATAACTTTTGTGCCACGTTCTAGTAAAGCAACAGTTGTCCCAACAGGCATAGCTGCGTTCATATCACCTACATTCATATCTGCTATAGCGGCGAATCTTTTACCAGAATCGACCAAGATGCCTAAAAGCTGCATAAGTACATTGCTTGGTTCTTTAATAGGAAGAGGTATTAAGTTTTCTCGCAAAGATCCGCCTGTAGTATCAATATCTCTAAATTCACCTGGTTGTAAAGGATCATCTTCGTCCCTTATACGCATGCCTCTAGCTTTAAAACCAGCTGGTAAGTTTGCTAATGTGCCTGCATCTATTAGTTGTCTTAATATGCTAGTGCTTGCCTTTGACAATCCACCAATCATGTGTGACAGGCCAAGTCCATAAAAACCTAATCCAGGTAAAAATTTGTATTGAACAAAATAATTGATTTTATTTTTAAGTAAATCGTTTTCTCTAAAGTTTCTTCTAATTGATAATATTTTTTGAGAGTCCTCTTCTATTGTCACAATGTATGGTAGTTTTAAACCTGTAGGCATGCCTTGTTGATCTAAATCCTCAAAACCCTCAATATCTAACACCGTATGTACCTCATATACGGTTCTATTTCTATTTTCTTTATAAGTTGGTGATATGCCCTGTATATCATCTATAGCCTCAGTAATATCATCTAAATCTTCGCTATAACTACCGCTACCTATATCTACGTTAGCGTAGAATCCAGTCACTTGTTGTTTTTTTATTTCATTTGCAGACATGCTGATTGAGTGTGTGATTCTCTCTGCTGAACTAATGTCAGTCGCCTCATAAGGCACTATCAGATCCTCTGGTGCTATAAACTTGGCTACTGCTCTATTTAAAACAAAATCAAAATATACTTTTTTAAAACAAGAACCAGCCAAAGGTAAGTAAAATAACATTTGATCTAATTCTGGGTCGTATTCGTCCATTTCGTTCATAATGTAATAATTCATAAACTCTTGAACGCGCTCTGCTTGATCTTCGGTTTGTATAGTTCTAGCACCAACGATTTCTGTTTTAACAGGTCCTTTTGCTGGTAACATTTCTTTATATGCTTGTGCTTGGAACTGAGTTACAGCCTCAGCTAAGATTGGGTGCACGACACCAGAGCTACCTTCAAAAGGTTGTGATCTCGTATCGTCAAACTTCATACCTAAATATTTTAGTCCGTCGGTATAAGTTTTTTCCCACTCAGATCTAGACTCTTTATCGCTTTGTATTGAGTCTAGTAAATCGTTTGATATTTTTTCCAATGTGTTTTGGTTTATGAAATCAACCAAGTTTGCATCAAAACTCATTTGTGGTTGAGCTGGCGCAACTATTTCATCATCCAAGAAAACTTGTTCGTCGTCTACTAAAACCTGCGCAGCTGCCTGTATTTGTTCGTCTCTTGTAGTGTCTGGAACTATATTGACAGCAGATCCTTGTACTTTTACATCTGGGTCATTTTCTGTTCCTAATTTTTCTATAGCCATAATTAATGTATTACCCTATTGCGTGGATCTTCTTTTAGATCAATCTCAGTACCTATAATAGCCTCTAATTCACCATCAAGCAAAAGGCCATGGTACTCTGCGATAAGTTTCGCATGTTCTAAATTAGGTGCATGAATTAACGGTCCCATGTATTCAGTGCCATCCCAAATAAATCTTGTGGCAAAAGTTTTCAATAATATACTGTTCTGTTCTTTTTTAATAATTTAACCTCGTCTTGATAATCTTCGTAAAGAGATATAAAACCACCTTGTCTAAATCTCATCAAAGCCATTGTAGCACTATCGCAGTAGTCGTCATAATCACCGAATGGAAACGATGCCATTTCTTCGATTACTTCCTCTGCAAAATCATCTTCTGGTGCCCACACCATGCCAGATTCAAATATAGGTGCAACACTATTCATACGTGCTACTTTGTCTTGTCCTCTGCTAGGTGAATAAGATGTAACAGGTATACCCATACGTCTGAGTTCATGTGTCAAGGGTGTGCCAGATGCTTTAGCCTCTATCAAAACACAATCTGGTTCCCAGTATCTATACTCTTCTAATGCGAGTTTTTTAAGCTCTGGAAAGTCGCATCTAACTCTTTTTGCATCTAATAATATAATTTCATCATTATTTTCATCACCCCTATTAAATATTGCCCAAGTGGTAATTGCAGAGTAGTCAGCAGTTTCTTTTTTTGAAAAAGCTGTATCGTAACTTTGTATAACATAACTGTAAGCTGGCACATCTTCATCCTCCCAACGATTCCACCACTCTCTTTTAACTATAGAACCTTCCTCTGCTGTTGGGTTTTGCATCCATTGACTGTTCCATTTTGATATTGGTAAAGATGCTTTTACGCCTAACAATTCATCTTTTTTCCAAAACTCTGGCCATAAAGGTTTTTCACTGTCTGGCATGATTGCAGGAAACTCTACTAACTCCCATTGATCTGCATTTTCATCGCCTTGTTTGTTTAAAACCTTGCCAACCAAATCCTTTGTGCTCCACCTAGTCATTACTATCACAATTATCCCACCAGGTTGTAAACGTTGACGTGGGCCAGATGTGTACCACTCGTAAGCTGATTCTAAGGCTTTTGGTGACAAAGCATCTTGTTCTGAGTGTGGATCATCAATAATTAGTAAATCTGCACCACGACCTGTAATAGCACCACCTACACCAGCTGCAAAGAACTCACCATCTTGGTTGCTAGTCCAACGTCCAGCTGATTTGTTGTCAGCTTGTAATTTAAGATCTGGAAATATATGTTGATATTCTTCGCTATCAATAATATTTCTTACTTTACGACCAAACCTTACTGCTAGCTCAGCCGTATGTGTAGTTTGTATAATTTTGAGATTACCTCTTCTACCCATCATCCATGCAGGAAAAAAAGTTGATGCAAACTCAGACTTGGAGTGTCTAGGTGGCAAACAGACAATCAATCTTTTTAGTTTGCCGTCTGCTATTTTATTAAATTTATCAGATATTATTTTATGATGTCTGCCCTCAATAAACTCTGGCCACATGTGTTTTATAAAACCCATAAAATCTTTTTGACAACCATCTTGTTTTTCAAGTTGATCGTATCTTTGTAACAGAGCTACTGCCTCAGCTTTATCTTGCTCAGATAATATATCAAAATCTTTAAATGATACGTCGCTCATAGGCGAGCTGAGAAACAAGGTAGCGACGATATATTATGTAACCCAGCTCTAAGCGTAAAACGCCTAGTCGTAGTATTACACAACACTATACTTCGTGCCATTCCTTACCCTCGAATAGTAAAGCCTCTGCCTCTCTTCGTCTCACTAAACCCTCGTTTACCTTGCCATTAACTTTGTTCCATCTTTGGATTTGGTGCGGTATGTCTGCCCAATCAACATGAGTGCTGTTGAGAATTTTCAAAAGAGAAGAATTTTTAAGGTTCGTAGGGCCAAGATTAAACACCCATGATACCATCGCGTCGAATTGATTTTGTGTTAAATTACATTCTACCATTTCATTTATATATCCTTCATATTCCTCTAATTCATGCGCTAACAATTCTTCTGCCTCTTGCATGGTTATGGTCATATCATCTTCAACTGGACTACCGTCTATAAGTTTTAAGGAACCAAACCCTATGGTTTTTTTATTAGCAGCGCATCTGTAAGATACAGCATCGCCTTTTGAATTTTTTGGACAACCCTCAAATTTTTTTATAAGGGCAATGCCCTCTTGTGATATTTGCATATTATTCTCCCCATTTTTTGACTTTTGTTCCG